TGACCACCTGTAGGAATCACAGGAACACGCGTCGTACCCGAACCAGCTTTCCTAGCAAAATCTTTACTCGCTTTCTGTAGAACTTGTTGTCTAACAGGTCCTGCAAAGGGTGCTGCAGCTGCATCGTCTAAAGCACCTAATGCACTTGTCGGAACATTTTGAAAACCTGCACCTCTAAATTGTGGAGGTAAGGAACGTCCAAGTGTATCTGAAGCCCGCTGAGCCAGTCCTACATATGTTTGTGGATTAGTAATTGTATCTAATCTAGAAGCAGGTGCAAAACGCCTACCACCTTGATAAGCAGCTTGAATTATATTTCTTAGTAAAGACATGGTCAACGATAGGTAGTGTGGAGATAGATATTTGCGCCAACAGCAGTGTCAGCAGGTCCAGGTAAAGCCTGAATAAATTCAGCTCCAGATCGCTCATATCGATAACGCGCCTGGAAGGGATCTTTGTAATTAGGAACGTAAAGAATCTGTGCAAGACGGTTGGTCTCATACAAATAAACTTCATCCCATAATTTCAAAGCATCTTTAACATTACTGGAACGAATCGTACGATCAACGTCACCAATAATGCCTTCAACTCGGGTACTTGGTGGAGTGAAGTCATCGTCAAAAGACGCAAGTTGTGTCTTCTTTTCAGCAGAATCACAACGCCCTATTTGATAAACAATCTTGTCATGAAACACTGAATCAGGAACTGAATTCAATGCTTCTTCCAAGCGGGCATAATCACCTGCTGGAACACTAACAACGTAGTATCCTAGGTGATATCTAATGCGACTTTTATTAAAATCAGATAACTGCACAGCATACCGTCATTATTTGTTAATTATAATCTGTGCAAATAAAGAAGCCCCGTAGGGCTTTAGACACGCACTAGATCAGCTGCAAAAACTGAATCCCAATCAACTCGTGGAATTTGTCGTAACTGCTCAAGACTATTAAATCTTTCACCCGATAAAGAAGATTGTACTTCTTTAATGTCTCTTGCAGTTTTCATACCAACTCCCTTGATATGATCAGCAATCATTTGTGCAGTTGCAGTATTGATGTTTAACCTTGTTTCCGCTGGAAACTTACGAGGTTCATCACCTTTTGCTGCGTCTTTTACTTGAAGAGTTTTGACTTTCTTTGTTCCTTCTTTGTCTTCTTCAAGTTCTGTTTTGTAAACAGTAAAGATGCGACCGTCTTGGTCTTCGACCATGTACCAATCGCCATCATCCCATTCGGATACAACTTTTAAACGTACTCCTGTTTTTTTATGTTTAAAGAGCATAGGGACCAGATTTAACCTGGTCCCATATTACTCTATTTAACTATCAATAACCAGGGTAGTTAGAAGCAGTCTTGTAAGGAAGATATTGCTCCATGTCATCGTACTCAACGGCGACATCCTGACGGATGAAGCACACTTCGCAGAGGATGTAACCGGTGCGACCTGCAGCCTTGTCAGCATCAGAGATTGCCCAACCACCGTTGGTTGAAGTGGAGTTGGTAGCAGCCTTTGAATAGACGCGGAATGCTTGATCGGCGGTGTACTCGCTGTACTGGATACCAGAGGTCAGAGGAGAAGCACCAAGACCACCAGTGCCGACTGCAATGTTGTTGGAGGTAGCAGTGACGTTAGCGCCGTGGGGGACGCCAGAGAAGCTAACAGGGGTGCTAGCGGTACCAGGACCGAAACCAATCACCTGAGTAGCACCTGAAGTGGTCAGGCCGTCTTCTGCAACGCGACCATCACCCCAGCCTTGGGCCACGGAGATAGCGGTGCGATAGACGTAAGAAGGACGATCAGCATCTGCAGCAACAACCATACCGGTGATGTTCACGCGGGTATCGTCGTTCTTGTAAGGAGAAGGGATCTGAACTTCAGCAGTGGTGGTGTAGCCGTCACCAGTTGAGGTGGTAACGGGCACATAACCACGCAGTTGATAGAACTGCCAACCAGGGTTGGCCAGAACAGAAGTCGGGCCAGCCTTGGAAGCGTTGTTAGAAGATCCACCAGTCGTGTCGATGTTCTGATACCACCCGTTAAGGGGCTCAGTCATATCGCCTGGATAAATCTTTTTAGCGGATAAGTATGCCATTAACTTTTCTCTTAGTAGAGGTTGACTTTTTTATAATGATCAGACAACGCCGTCGTCAGACACGAAGCTGAATGCAGTGGTGATGAAGTCTTTGTTGAGCACTTCGAAACCAGCATAAAGCTGCCAGATGAGAATGATGAAGCGGCTAAAGTCATCATTGTTGTTGATCAGAACTTGAGCGTTCGGACCACCGATACCAACACCGATTGACTGAGGACCGAAGAAGTAACCCTGGGCGACTTCTTCAGAAGCGTAACCACTGCCACCATCGAAGGAAGCGGTAACGTTCTTGGTCGGGAAGTTGGTTGATTCGAAGAATTTAACGCCTTCAAACTGAACGCCAGTCGGCATCACAGGCTCACCAGCCAGGAAGTAACCCTGACCAGCCTGGGGACCCATGTAGAAGCTGGTGTTGTTAGGCATCATGGGGTTAGCCATGTACATGCCTTGACCAGGGTTGCCGCTGTAACGAGCAATCTCACGGAAGTCATCGTCACGACGCAGGTGCATCATGAAGACGGGATCGCAAATACAGCGATACAGACCATCAGCAAAGGTAGGAACGTTGCGCTTACGCAGGTCCTTAACGACTTCCAGGAGGTCAGTACGAACAGAGAACTGTTGAACTTGTGCGGTGTACTCAGCAGCGGTATAGGAAACACGGCCTTGGGAATCCTTAGCCTTGTCACCAGCGAAGTAGTAACCACCTTGTGAAGAAGAAGCCTGGCCTTGTGCTTCAGCTTTAGCCAGTTCGTCAATGAAGACGCGATCACGCCAACGACGATAGTCATCGAGCAGGGTCAGTGAACCGATGCTCTGGTGGAACATGTTCAGGTTGCCGGTATCCAGCAGGAGACGCTGAGCGGTAACCAGGGTTTCCCGTGCAATCTTGAAGGTAGAAGGCTGGGTGGGATCAGACGGGTCTGCAGGACCGGTGTATTCCTTAAGCACCACCAGGACTTTCTCCTTGGTGATGTTACGGCTGTTAGCAGTACCGATAGTCTGATCAGCAATACGCTCACGGCTATCTTTCGTACCAGGGGATCCCCAGAACTTATAGCGATCCAGTTGCACAGTTTGGCCGGGCTGTGAGGTGAAATCATGCACCACCACAGGCTCACAAGCCATCTCGCAAATATATGCGGGATGCGGACGGTAAAGTTCCGCCCCTAAAATCTTAGGAAAATCGTTATCTAAAAACATTAGTTATTCTCCAGTAACCCAGGAATAGTTTTATCGGATAAAAGAATGGACAAAAGTCCTATCTATTTTAAAGTTTAGCAGTCTTTAATACATTGGTAGCATTGGAGACTGCATGCTCATACGAGAACCCATCGTGTTGCTAGATCCAGGTGCTTCAGGATCAATACCCATGGCTTGACCGATTGCACCAACTGCACGTCCTGCGGCAACACCACCTAAACCTGCAGCAGCTGCAGCACTTGGAACTAAACCAAGTCCAATATTTCTTTTAAGAACTGATTCAGTTGCTTGCTTTGCAGCAGCTTCAGCAGCAGGTCCACTCGCTACGTCAGCAAGTTCCAGTAATGCTTTTTGACGTAAACCGCCTTCACGCATTTTAGTTGCTTGTTCTAAAGCAAAATCTTGGGCTTCCTGACCGCCTTCTTTGATGGCATTAACCAAAACAGGCGAATATTTGCCAGCAAGGGAACGTGCACCGACAAGACCAGCAGCGGCACCAAGGGCACCGGCAGCACCGGCACCCAAAACAGCTGCGGGATTTTCGTCTTCAGAAGCAGCCATTCCCGCTACACCTAAACCAGCTGCAGCAGGAACGCCATACTTAAAACGTTTACGCATAGGTGACATTAGATCACTCCATAACAAACAGTTTCTGAGACATCGCCTGAGGAGATGCCTGATTGATCAAACGCCATGCTTGGGTTGGATCTGCCTCCATTTGTTGCTTAAAGGAACCCCAGATCGTGACTGGGAAACTGGTTTAGG